TAATTCATTAATCTGATTAACGTCATTGACTTCAATTGGGTCGCGAGAGTTCGTTGAGTGAGTTTTTTTTACTTCTATCCTTTCTACAGCTCTCATATTTTCCAAAATATATGAAATTGGACACCCACAATGAGGGCAGGCCTGAGCCTTATCTGACAATTGACGATCACATTCGCAACAAGTAATTAGTGCCATAAAAACCTCCTATGATTATAAAGCTTGATGTTAATATCAAAGTTAACAAACATGACAATACATAATATCTGACAGATTTAATTATATTATAATGTCTTGCCTTTTACAAAGAAAAATCTCCATAAAAATAACCCTGAAAAGAAGTTTTGACACCACCCGTGCAAGGTTATTTTTTATTTATTCTTAAGGGAATTTGCTTGCTAACTTATTCATAAAGATCGATTTTGTACCAACCATACTTATATCTCGTATTACATATCATCTATTATTGCTTCGAAATCTCTAGTAGCTAATATGTCTGCTATAAGTTTATTAATAGACATATTAAACAAAATGTTTGAACTTACATCTTCATCGAAATAAACTCTGCTTAAATGATCAGTAAAACAAGTAACAAGAGAATTGCTTGTAGCACCAAGTAATCTTGCTGCAACAGAAGATTTTTCGTCTCTTAAACTATTACATTTACCATAGCTATTTTCTGCTATTTCATATACAGCAGAAAACAAACTGTGAAGAATTTCTCTGTCATTCATGTTATAATCTTTAAAAATTTCTTCCATATACTTAATCTCGATTTTAGAAACTAAAGAATCAATTACCTGGATTTTTCTTTCTGATCCAAATTTTTGAAAAATATATCGACTACAAATATGTAGAAAGAAGAAATTGAAATGGTAAAGTGCTAGAATAATTTTCTGTTCTGTTAACTCCTGCGGATTTACAAGATTAGGACTACTGTTAATTGCACTAACAGACTCTAAGGAATACCCAAATATTTTGTTTACCAAAAGTTCTTCAGCGGTTTCCTTATTGCCTTTTTTAAAAAAATTAAACATCCCCACAATAAATTCCTCCTTTAATCTTAATGAAATTCAATCCCTAATTCATTCAATTCTATTGAACATTATTTTAAATTATAATTTATTATTTTATCCTTCACAAGGATTATTTTATCTTCTTATACAAGCTGTGCCAAGTCCATGAGGTGTGCCTCAAAAGTTTTAGATTATATCTTAATATCTTTTATAAGAATTCAGACCCAGCCCATTATTATCTAATGCTGTTAAATAAAAAAACCGTAGATTCAGCATCAAAGCATCCTCTACGGCGTTAACGTTTTTCTATATTTATTTTTGTTCCAGAAAGAAACATCACTGCTATTTCTTCATCTTTGCTAACTTCAATGTGTTCTAATGTTCTCTTTATAATGTCTGAATCAACAGCATCAATTCTTCCGGTTTCCAGTAACAGTTTCTTTAATGCCATACTTCTGTAGTTCTTAAGAAGTTCATCACTATCTTCAATCCAGTCTGAATTGTCAACCAGGTAGTTCCATGCATCTATAAAGGCCCTCTCGACTTCTTCTTTACCGACCTCAATATCGCTGCAGTACATCTGTCTTGGCAATGGATTTTTTCTTCGTCTAATCACTTTTGGGTTAGTGGACCATCTCTTATGAGGTTTAGGCGTAAATTCTCTGCCCTCAATGATTGTTCCTCGGTTCCCTTTAAAGGATCTGCATCTGAAGTATTTGTTTCCTTCATCATCTATCATCTGCATGTAGGTGTTTCCGCAGACACCGCAGGTTACTCTGCCGGAGAATGGAAATTGATCCTGGTTGTTGTGGTACCTGCCTTTTATTTGATGCGCCTGACAATAATCCTTCTGTCTTTCAAACTCTAGCTGCACCAGTTCCCAAGTGGTCTTGTCTATGATGGACGGGTGGCTGTCTTCAATATAATATTGGGGCAGTTCGCCATTGTTCTTGGCTCGTTTGTGAGTCAGATAACACATAATATAAGTTTTTTGAAACCTGAAATCTCCTTTATGCTTCTCATTGGTTAGTACTTTCTTGATGTGACTGGCACACCAGCCTTTGCCGCCGAAGGTCATGGGAATTTTTTCTTCTGTAAGTCTGTTTGCAATCTGATGGGTTCCATAACCTTCCAAGAATTCTTGATAGATGCGTTTGACAATAATGGCTTCTTTCTCATCGATGATTAGATTCCCTTCTTCATCTTTCGTATAACCTAGAAACTTTCCACTGCCAACACTTTTTATGTTTCCTCTCTCATACTGCTTGCGAATGCCCCATTTTAAATTTTCGGATTGAGACTGGCTTGTCTGTTGAGCTGTTGCTGAAAGCAGCGTGATTAGTAGTTCGCCTTCGCTGTTTATTGTATGAATATTTTCTTTCTCGAAATAGACGTCGATGCCTAACTCTTTTAATGCTCTTATGCTGTTTAAAGTGTCCAGAGTATTTCTGCCAAATCTGGAGATGCTTTTGGTCATGATTAGATCTATCTTTCCTGCCTTGGCGTCTTTTATCATTTGATTGAAGCCATCCCTTTTTCTTAGGTCAGTTCCTGATATGCCTTCATCAGCGTAAATACCTGCAAATTCATAGTCGGGATGATCACAGATATATTTTTTATAGTACTGAACCTGCGCATTAAAGCTCGAAAGCTGCTCCTCGCTTCCTGAGGATACCCTGCAGTAGGCCGCGGCTCTTTTTATGGGTTCTTTTAATTCTTTACGCCTTAAAGTATTCTGAATAGGGTACAAGGGTATAATTCTCCTTGGTCCTCTTTTTTGTACGCTTGTCACAATTAACCTCCAGTAAAACCATGGTTTCTTTATCTTTAAGTATTTCTTCATCTTTATGTAACTCTTCATCATTGAATATTTCACTATCAGCAAATATTTCACTATCATTAATTATTGCTTCATCTTGATATATGTCTTCTTCTCTGTATATTTCCTCAAGCAGTTCTTCTTTAATCCTGGCGCCTTTACAGACGTCTTTTCCCTTCTGAAGACAGGTGGCGCATATCCAACTGACCCATCTTTTTTCATGTACCGTTCTAATCAATGATGCCCTACAGTATGGACATTTGATCTTTCCGGTGTAGGGATATATCTTTATCTTTCTTTTTTCTCTTATGATCTGTGCTTTTTCCCAGTCTGTTTGTGATATGATTGGCGGGTGAGAGTTTTCCATGTAATATTTGGGTTTCTCACCTGTGTTGATGATTTGTTTTCCTGTATCGCTGACAAAGGTTTTTTGCATTAAAAAATCACCCTTGTACTTTTCATTGGATATGATTCTTAGGATTCTATGGGATGACCATGGATGGCTGTTATAGGTCGGTATGTTTTCTTTGTTTAGAATGGATGCGATTTGATTGCCGCTTACGTTTTCAAGAAACATCTGAAAGATTCTCCTGATGATTGGCGCCTGCTCCTCATCAATCACCAGTTTCTTCTGTTTGTCCTTATCGTATCCCAGTAGTTTGTTGGTATCGACCATTCCGTTTCCTGCCTGGTATCTTTTTTGAACGGCCCATTTGATATTCTCTGACACTGCTTTTCTCTCCTCTTCGGCTATGGCCCCGAGAACGGTCAGCATGAGTTCCCCTTCCGAAGACAGGGTGCTGATGTTCTGTTCTTCAAAGATGATCCCGACACCCAATTCTCTAAGCTCTCTGACGATTCTTAACAGCAGCTCTGTTTTTCTAAAAAGCCTGGAGATGGATTTGGTTAGGATCAGGTCGACTTCCCCTTCTCTTGCTTGTTTCATCAGTGCATTAAGGCCTGGTCTGTCAGCTTTGTTTCCGGAGATGCCACTGTCGGTGTAAATCCCGCAGTTGATGTAGTCTGGGTTTTTAGCTATTTTGTTCTGATAGTATTCTGTCTGATTCTTTAGGGAGTCTTGTTGCTTTTCATTTGGCGTGGATACCCTGACATAGGCGCATACCCGTATCTTTTTAAATGGCTCTATCATCTTTTCTTTAGGGCTTACGATATTAATATGTCTACTGTTCATCTTCTATTCTCCATGGAAGTTCTCTGCCGTCTTTGAAGTTAAAGACCAATTCCTTATCACTCTTGACTGTTACATAGTTCAGGGTAGCTGACCAGATCTTCTCATCAAAGGCTGTGATGAGCTTGTCTTGTTTTCTTAATGTTTTCAGGAAAGCTTTCATCAGGTTTCGCTTGGCTTTTTTCTGGTCGATCTCACTGATCAGCGTCTGCAGCCTTTTTTGAAGGGTGTTGTGCTTTTCTGCTAAATTATTATATTTTTTTGCATAGTCAGTTTGATCGATGGTGGTTCTTGCGTTTTCCGCTATCAGCTTTTCCAGGGCGGTATGAAGCAGTTGAGAATCCACCTCTATTTTTTTGATCTCTTTTTCCTCTTTTGAGGTGTCGGTGATCCTTTTGACCAGCTCATCGTAATCTAATAGTATCTCTTCTTTATTGTCAATTAGACTATTAAAGGCTTCTAGAAACGCTTTCTTGATCACTTCTTCCTTTAGATGGGGTGTGGCGCACTTGGCTTTTCTTAAGAACTTGTTGTTGCACTGCCAGATGGTCTGGGCATACCTGGTGTTGGAGTGCCACACCTTTCTTCCGTAAAACCCGCCGCAGTCTCCGCAGGTGATCCGGCTAGCAAAGCAGTTGATGGCGCTTGTGTACTTGCCCGTCTTTTCTCTTCGTTTAAACTCTTCCTGGACTAGTTCGAAGGTTTCAGGCGCGATGATTGCCGGATGGCTGTTCTCCACATAGTACTGGGGCACTTCGCCTTCGTTTATCTTTTTCTTCTTTGTTAAAAAATTAACAGTATAAAATTTTTGTCTAATCACTCAAAGATTGATACAATTTGGCGTTAATCGAATATCGCCAAAAGGTATCGATTAACGCCAAAAAGTATCGATTAACGCCAAAAGGTATGCACCAGAGTTATAATATACCCTATAGAATGGACAGTAAAAAGCATGGAAACCCTTGTTGTGGACATATGTTGGTATAAACTAAAAGTTCTTTAGTTTCTAGTAAGCGATGAAAAAGCGATACCATTAGGCATCGCTTCCCGCAAAACTCATTCGACGCTCTGGTTGCTCTCCAGCATTGCCTTATCCTTCGAATAAGTAAAGTAATATCATCATACCAAAAAAACGCAAAGAATCAATCATACAATTTCAAAATGTCCTTGAAATGGGGTACACTATAATTATTTATTTTCTCAAACTCTGTTTAATACATTGATTATCATTTCTGCAACCTTCATAAGGAAATGGAGCTAATTCATCTGTCTCCATGAACCATTTGCGAAATTTCCTGTTTTCTTTGTAAAGTCTATTTACTAAAGGTTGTCCGCTCTCTGCTAGTCTCTTGAACTCCTCGTCATAATTTTGATAATGGTCTAAACTAACTAATCCATGAACTAATTCGTTTCGTGTTTTACACCATCGTTTGATCTCTGGTAGTAGGGTGACATCATATGTAGAAAAACCACCGTAATCCAAACGAATTAATTTTTCAAGGCAAATTATACGAACTGAGATCGACACTGAAGTACCATTTACCCTTTGTTTTTTTGGACATTTATATAAGAATTTATCAATCAATCTGTTAATTCGTTGTTCAAAAATTGCATAACACAACCAAGAAGCTTCAACAAATTGATCGTTCTTCATTGCATCATTCAATCTTCCAATATACTCCTCATGCATTACAACCATTTCTTTTCTAATTTCCAACGAATCATTTGGTTTCATTTATATCACCTTTACCTTTCAATAGATCTATTTAGCTGGCCAAGATTTGTAATGTTGGCAAAGTTAATTATTTTACCACTTTCAACTACTTTTTTGTCTTCAGAATTAATCTCTTAAGATTTTCATTTGTATTTAATAACAAGAATATTTTGCGCTAATTTTTCATCATATTCAACCTTTACATCAACACTTAACCCAAAATAATCACAGTAATCTTTAAGACTAACAAATACACCTTGGTATCCAAGGTTAGAATATCTTATCCCGTTAACAATTATATTGCTGTTGAAATAACTATTAGAACCTATTGAAGGTAGTTCAAGAGAATTTCCATTATAAGAATGTTTATAAATAGTATCGGTTTCTGTTGCACTTATATAATGATTAGATGTTGATACTTTTATTGTCGAACTATGATAACCAGTCATGAAAATGTCGATTGCTCCATCAACATATGGGTTTTCCTTAGTAGTTGTTTTATATGAATTGGTTAATAAAGCTAAAAAATTAATCCCATCAAAACGGTAATCAGAGTAGGCATTAAAAAAAATCTCACTTGTATCCTCTTTAAGATAGATTACGTGAGAATCATACATATACCTTTGTTCTTTGAGTTCATACGAGTATACATATTGAAGTAATTTGCCGTCAATTAAAACAAAGCCAATTGGTGAACTTGTGCTGTTTTGACTGTTCGGAAATACCTCAACATATTGATTCATAGATGTTTGATTTATAACATTTAGCGACACCACGGAATCATTAAAAAGTTGCGTAAGTAAAGTCACTTCTGAGTTAGCTATCTTGCACTTCAACGCATTGTGCGATATAGAGACAACATTTTCTCTCAAAAAATCACTATTTGTATAGCTATTGTATTCTCCACCTGTCAAACCTATCATATCTGATAACTCCCATGCGGCATTCCACGCAAAATCCCCATTGCTATCCTTGTAACCTAAAGCCCTCAAAACAAGGGTTATATACTGTGTCGCTGAAATTGTATCGTTCCCGCTGAACGTCGTTGCACTAGTTCCGCTTGTTAAACCATTTGAATAAGCATATCCTACATATGGTTTTGCCCAACTGGCTACATCAATGAACGGAATAGTCCACGATCCAGCTAATGCTTCTTGTTCTTTACCCAGAAGTCTGACTAACATCGTTACTGCCTCATGACGCGTTGGTGCTCGATCAAGTTCATAAATCGGTTCTCCATTCGAGTTTATACCTGTTCCGCTAAATAAACCTAGTTTATATAATGTATCTGCCGCTTCAACAGCTTCATTATTTAAGGCATATGCATTTGGGATTAAACTTAAAATCATAATAAAAACAAATAAAACAACAACTTTACTTTTCATAATTTCCTCCATTTTTTTAGTGCTTGTGTTTTTAAATCTTGTCAGAAAGTACATCAGCAGAACGAAGAACTATTCAATGTAATATAATAAGAACAAAAAAATCTCTTGATTTAAATTGGATATTGGTTTACAACAAAAAACCCATCTTAAAAAATGAAGGGTTTATAAATGTTGTTGCCTTTTATCCGATTGTGTATATCCCCAATTCATTCAACCCCTTGAACTTATGTTTATTATAATTTATTATTTTATACTTAACAAGGGCTATTCATTTTATAAAGCAAATGGTCTGAACTAATAACGCCGAAAGGTGCACCAGAGTATAATATACCCTGTAAAATGGAAAGTAAAAAGTCTAAGGTCCCTTGTTGTGGACACATCTATTCCTTGATAAGTTGTCAAACAAAATGCTCCAATCCCTTCTTTAAGAACGAGTCGTTCACTAGAACGTATCCAATATTAGCTCTAGGTCTGGGCAATATCTCTACTATCCATTTTTTGGTTCAGGTCAAAGTTCACTCGGAACTCATCTTATTTAATAATCTGCTTCCAATATGTTTTTTAATTTCGAGAGGTTTGACTCAATATCTGCTACATCAACAAAAAACAAATTTACAGTCGTCCCATCACCGCTGTCAAATTTTATATGATTCGAGTTTCTCAGTTCTTCATTAATAGGATACAATAGCCATATTTCAGCTGTTTCATATTTTTTGGAATAAGCATACATCTGATACATATCACTTTGAGAAATTCCATAATTTGCCCTTTCATTATCAATAAGATTCTTCCACTTAGTATCCAAAATGATCGTACGACCATTCTTTCTAAGAACAATATCAGGTCTTAATGCAAATTGTTTTCTCGGCTCAACAAACAGATAATGTCCTTTATCTTGACTGGATATCTCCCAGCCACACGGATGAAATACTTTTTTCATCTGTTGGGCTACATAGCTTTCATAAACACTTTCCATAGGAAACAGTAACGCCCTTGATGTTGTGCTTCCAGAAAACGTAGTAAAACTCTTATTCATAAGAAATACTTTTGACCATTGCATTAACATTTCATAATCTTTTGTACTCCTATCTATAACAACTTTAGAAAAATCCTTCTGATAATTTGTAGATGATTCAACCAACTCAAAAGCAGTAAGTAGCTGTTTAGTCTCTTTTGAATTCTCTGCACTGGTAGTTATCTTCTGCAGTTTCTCTAAAGTTGATTTCACCAGCCTATTTTCAGGTCTATTCATCAAGAACTCTTCATAACCTACATAAAAACGTTCTTTATGCACCAAATTGTTACCTATATGCTGTCCTACCAGAAGTTTTCCCTTATAATACCGCAGATTATCTTCTTGAGAAATATACGCTGATTTAATGCCTCGTTTCACCAAATGTCGAACTTCCTGCAAGTACATATTGATAAAAATTTCATAAAGATTCATTTGATCTATTTTAAGACCGGCATCATTAAACACCTTACTGGGGAAGTCTTTCATGCTACGTAACATACGTAGAAAAATTCGCTTGGTCTTAATATTTCCTGGGTCTTCTCCATCTCCAAATGAAATCTTAGGAAGAACTTGTACCTGAAATCCATCCTTCATCTGAATTAGACCAACATAATTCCTGATGGTAATTGTCTCACCAACATTCCTTCGATAACCTATCCGCACAAACTCTAATACATCTGCATTTTCTTTACTTCCAGAAAATTCATAGATAAACGTTTCTAGGTTATCAAATTGCTTTTTAACAAGGTACTTGTACTTATTTTCGTTTTTATAATCACTATTGCAGATAATCGAATCATATTCTCTTACCTCAAACGGTTTACCCATGCTTTCCCACCACGCTTTACAGTATCTCAATATAGCTTTGGATATTGGACAATGCTCCTTTGTTAATAGAAAATTTCTTTTCTGGCAAATCTACTACATCTTCAATATTGCCTTTAAAAATACTCTTTGCAACCACTTTTTCATCTCTTATAAATTTCAAGTCAGGATTTTCTTTACCGTCATCACCCAGAACCATCTGGATTTTCTGATAATCTTCATAGAAGTACTCCTGTAATAAAGGAATTACTGATTTTTCAAAAATGCATTGCAAACGTTCAATTGATGCATCGTCCTTTAATTCTGTAAAAAATGCGTGACCAATTGTATGCTCTCTATCGTACAAGAAACCAATTCTTTCATTGATTACGTCAAGCATATCTGCTACATTTAGATCTCCAACCTTGTCTGCTCCAATGGAACGTAATATGTCCGTTTTAGGCATCATTTCTACAAAGCTAAATCTTCTTCTAAGTGCTGTATCCATCAAAGCAATGGATCTATCAGCGGTGTTCATTGTTCCAAGTATATAAACATTTTTAGGTATACTAAAAGGATTACCTGAATAAGGCAATTTAGCTTCAGCAGCTTCTGGCATTCCTTCTCGCTTTGTGCACTCTATAAGGGTAATCAATTCACCAAAGATCTTTGATATATTGCCTCTATTGATTTCATCGATTAAAAATACATATGGTTTCTCATTTTGCTGAATTTCAGTGTTAGATAGATCAGAATTATAGTCTTTTGCTAAGACTACTATGTCGCTTACCTGCATGACAGGAACACGCGCAACGGTCATCCTATGTAACATCCTATTCATATTAATGTTTTTTATATCTTCATCTATATGCGTCGCTAACCACATTACATCTCTTGTAGTTGCATCATCTTCGCTGTCAAGAGAATATGCTTCATCTTTAGTGATAACGGCAATTCCATTTATCTTACTTCTCGATCCATCGGTAGTTATAATAATGTCACCAAGTTTCATGTCATTAACAAATGCTGAAGCACCTTTACTTTCTATCCCCCAATCGATACGTACACGATTGTTCTTAAAGCAATCTTCGCTGACAGCATTACGCACCGTTACTTTCCATATGGTTGCATCTTCTGGTATATCAAACTTATCCATTTTCACTTTTGATCTCTTTGCTGTCTCACAGAATTTTTTGAATATACCTGGCACAACTTTGTAAGATACATCCCCGCTACCATCAGGACGTTCATCTGAGATCACAGGTTTAATACCTTCAATAAACTCTTCGTACCCATATGATTGATGGAATGTAGTGAACACAATACGCTGCTCGTTCTTTAGTTCATTATATCGTTTCATAACAACGTCATAATCAGTTAATTCATCCAATGATTTATTGTCACAAATTGCAACTGCATATATGGCGGAATAATATGTTTTCCCGGTTCCAGGAGGTCCATATAGTATTAGATTTTTGTCATAAACAATATCTTTAACTTCCAAACTGGTAAAATCAATTTTTGATAAATCCATCTCTTCTAATGCCTCCTTTAGCTCATCTCTAAGCTTCCATGAATATCTATTATTTCCATCTTCTTTCACACGTCTTCCAACAAAAGGAATAGGAAAATATCTAGTCTCTTCTCCATCAGGACATGGTGTGACATGTTCTATTGAATCTACGATTTTTTTGCCAAAATTGCTTCCTCTCATATTATAAGATGAAGCAGTGCTTCCATATTTTTTCGCAAGATTGGCGCATGTTGATTCTCCGCCCTCAAGAAGCATGGACTTGAGCATTTTTAAATCTTCTTTACTACTGATTTCTTCGTTTAATAAAATATTTGACCATTCTTCTTTACTAATGTTTGGGTTATATTCTTCTAAACTTGGCCAGTATGTTACATTTTCAATTCCAAGAACATGCTCATAGTAAGGAATCAATGCTTCAACAGCCTCAAGCATTACATTTTCATAGTCATCATTGGTTAACACATCCACCCATTCTTGAACTCTACAAAGCTGAACTTTTTTATATACACCATTAGTAATTTTCTGCTTTATATCCTCTACAGATTCATTTAGAACCTTCATGGCACCAAATTCATTGCTTCCAGAAACATAAACAAGGGAGTTTTCTGGATCAACTGGCAAATCCAAAAAACTATGGTATTTTTTCATCTGATACTTATCAGAACTGTCATTCTTTATTTCCAAACTAAAACGATACCTACTTTTATTAGTTTCATCAGACAGCTCCACAAAAATCGAGACACTAATAGGGTTATCACCATGCTGTCCATATTTCATCTGGGCCCATAAATACTTTCTTGTTTTTGTGTTTGATCCGTCAAGCCATGACATTGGTTCACATTTATCTAACCCAAACCGTTCTTTACAAATAGTGACCATTTTTTTCATTTCGGCTACTGCAACCTGTCCTTTACTTTTTAAATCTAGTAAACGTTGTTTTTCTGTCTCTTCAACTCCTGGAGCTGCAGGGTTTGAATACGGAATATCTCGGTTGTTATCCAAATAATCAAGAACACCAATATAATCAATATCTGTCTGTGAGTGTCCTTTACCTAAATCCCAAGCAGCCATGTCAAAAATTCTATAATTTTTTATAGGGAATTTTTCGTCTCTATATTTTTTTACTTGGCGACAGTTCCTTATATAAGTATGTACTTCTGTTTTCTTATCTAGCTCAACGCCTAGATACACATATATATTGTCAGAACCCATGTTGCTATTGAAAATTGGAAATGTAAATGGTTTTAAGCAGTGTAATACCATTGATGCAGATGCGGCTTTCATACCATGATATTTTTTGTCCAGCACTTTTTCAAATCTATCGAAAATCTGCTCATCATCTTCCATGTCAAGAATGTCTACACAAGCCTTAATAAATTTTTGAGGAGAATCTTTATCTGTTTTTCCCTTAAATGAAAAAAAACCAGTACCAAACATTCCAAAAGACCCATCGCTATTTGTATACTCTTTGTTTTGAGCTCTTTTCCAAATAACATCAAGCAAAGACTTAAGTTTCTCTTTAGCTTCTTCAGGAAGATTACTTGAGTCAACATTTTTTTTCTTAGACGCAACTTTATGCTTCCATGTACCCACCGTCATAAGATAAACAAGATTTAAATCATTGTAATCACAAACACTTAGATCTCCCATTTCTGAATATGCTCTTATAGTATTTCTAACAAGCTCATAAGTACCATCGTGTTTATCAGGATCCATTTCTTCACAATCTCTTAATTTTTGAATCAAGTCCATGTATGCTTTCAATTGTATTGGCAGACGTATTGGACTCTGTGGTGAAATGAATCCATAACTTTCTAATATTTTTCGAGAAAATAATGTTTCTGGAAATTCCTGCAGCATTTCTAGTTCCATGTATCTTCCATAAGTTCCGTCAAATTCCCCAGAAACGTCAAATTTACTATCATCAATATCCGGCTCTTTTATATTGACTTTGTTTGCTCTACATTTAAAGCGCACTGCCTGAATAGCGTCAGAAACATAAATATAAACAATATCACCTTCAGAAATATTCGTACTCTGCTTCCAATCTATTTTGCCTAGTTCAAGAAATGCACTAATTACATCATACTTTTTCGGATTCCCTGGAATAATCCATTCCGTTATTACCTTCTCCTTAATGACCACATCATTGTTCATCCAAACACCTCTTTTCAATTAGTATCTGCATAATAGGCTATCTTGCAAATGGCCTCTATATTTGAATCAAAGTTAACAGTTTTTTCTTCTGATTTTGATAAGGTATGCGTTCCACCAGCTTCAGCATAGGTTTGTCTGGCTCTTTCCAGGTATTCATGAGTCCAGTGAACTCTTTACTATCGTATTGTATGTCTTGTGTTTTGTGATCGGGGACCACATTGAGCTTCAAGAATTTTATTTTGGATTATCTCTTGCCTTTTTTTACTATTCTTTAGCTCTTCTTCTCTTAATTCATTTTCTTTGATATATGTGCTCACATAAGAACCCTTATTTGCCACAATATCCAAATCCACTAACCCATAAATACAACTGGCATTGAATTTTCTTATACCATCATGAAATTCTATTCGCTTAAGTTTTGTATTCGCGAACGCAAAGTCACTTATATCTATTACATAAGAAGGAATCTTATATGCTGTTGAAGTATGACAATTGAAGCTTATCAAGGTACTTTTATTTTTGCTAAAAAGTACTCCATTTTCCATAACGAGATATGGATTATCTTGACTGACATTAATTTTGATTTTAATCTCGCTCAAGTCAGAAGGTAGTTTCTTGTCTTTAAATATAATTGCTTCATTTGTAAATTCAGAAACTTTTTCCCCAAGATATAAATTAGTGATATACGGTATTGCGATTGATTTCGGTGCTTTATCAGAGTTATAGTAAACATCAGTGAGGTTTTTGCATCCATAAAAACTATTCATGTATGCAGTGATTTGGTTACTATAGATTGAAACCTTTCTTAAATTTGAACACACTCGAAATGCGAATTCACCAATGATTTCCATATTTTCTTTTAGTTCAATTGTAGACAATTTTGTACAGAATTCAAAAGCATGTTTCCCAATACTTTCAAGCGATTTGGGTAGGCTAATATTGTCCAGGTTCTTGCAATTCGAAAATGTTTTTTCGGGAATAACTTTTATAGATTCTGGCAAATAGACTTCTTTGAACCATTCCTTATAACTAAATGCACTTGGATTTAGACAGGAAATACCTTCCTGAATCTTAACAATAAATAAGATCTGATTTTCTGTGGAATATTTGATTTCTGTAAAACTTGCATTTCGAAAACAGCAATTATCGCAGTCTAAAACATAAATATTTTCTTTTTTAATATTGTAATATTTTTCTATTGGTTTATTCCACATAAACAAATCTTTACATCCACTACAATCGCTGTAGTTTGAGCATGAGATTCCCTCAGGCATAACAAATTTACTATTCAGAATACTTTTATGGATCTTTAATCTACTAAATCCATCTTTGTTGTAGCCATCTCTGTCATAGCCATCTCTATTGTAGCCGTCTCTGTTATAGCCATCTCTGTCGCAACCATATCTGCCGTAGCCATCTCTGTCGTAGCCATCTCTGTTGTAACCATCTCTGCCGTAGCCATCTCTGTTGTAACCATATCTGCCGTAGCCATCTCTGTCGTAACCATCTCTGTCGTAATCATCTCTGTCATAACCATCTCTGTCGTAATCATCTCTGTCGTAACCACCTCTGTCGTAACCATCTCTGTCGTAACCATCTCTGTCGTAACCACCATGAAACAACCTGTATAATAAACCCATCCGAGCACACTCCTTTCAGTAGTATTAATTCATTCAATCGACTACATATCAACAATCATTCTAAATCCTCTATGTTATCTTCTTGTAGAATAAATCCGATTATCTCTTTAAGAAAATCATTTTTATCAAATAGCCCTTGAGCATAGTCACAATACTTTTCTATAAGCTCCTTGTCTCTTTCAGTCTGTCCTGCCCCATAGGATCTCATTTCATCCACATAAGCTTCTACCGACTTTAAATGCTCCCATTTTTCTATATGTTTCTCAATTATAGCTTGTTGCTTGATTCTATTCTCTCTCTGTTTTTTAAGCTCTTTTTCTTCATTTTCTTTTTCCCATTTCAGTTCCCATAACCTATATTCTTCTTCACGCTGTTTTTCCTGTTCAATGCTTTTATGAATCGAATCAACCAATATGGGACGAATGGCAATAAACATTTCTGCAATCTGATTATGCAACGATAGGTATTCTTCATCATAAACCATTTCATGTTGTTGTTTCTCGCCATTAATGACCGATTGAATCTTAAAAACAAATCTACCGGTATAAATGGTGGCATATGATGGTCTCATTGTCTTTTCGTCTTTTGACTTGATGTCTCTATATTTACCTCTTTTTTCAATCAGCGAGCACTCGAAAGCGCAGTGGGGAAACCGAATCACTGTATTGTCATCATATCGCAGGTCTACACTCACTGATCCTCCCAATGCCTGTACCATTTCCATAAAGCAGTGCATAAAGCCATAGGCTCTATTCCTTTGTTCATCTGATACGTCTATATTAAGAACTGATCCATTTACCGAATATTCTTCATGGCTCAGTCTGTGTCTTACGCTAAAAGGTAAGAATTCTTTGAATTTGTTCTTTTGTATTGCTTTTCTGTTTTCAATTTCAATATTGTGTTTATTGATCAATGGATGAAACTGGCTCTTTTTTACGTCTATCTTTATATTCCTGCACCATCGGTTGTATTCTTCTTCATTTTCAACATTGACTCTCAAGGCATTAGGCTTCATTTTGTGTTTCCTCGTTTTCAAAGCAGCATCCGGCTCTATGCAGCGTGTCTATTAGTATTTCCAGCTTTTGTGAATCCTTGACTGCAGTTGGTATGAAATAACGCGTTCTGCTGTCCTGTAAAATGGTTGCTATACCCGCCATGAAGGTTGACATTTTCGGATAATCCATTGAACTTACATATTCATATCTATTCTCATTGTGGTAAATATGCCTAATGGCACCCCACGAATCAATCTGATTGATGTGAATCCCAATAATAAAGTTTCTCATGCCTGCGAAGGTGTTGATTGTATCATCCATTTTTTTCTTTATTGGGTTTCGACTATTAGTGTCGCTAAAATCTACCGATAGCTTCAACTGCAGCTTCAATTCTCTGCAAGTATTTTTTAGACATACCATATCATCAACTGTTGAAAAAAGATAATTTCTGTCTTTGCTCTTCTTTGTATAGCCGTTAATGACTGCTATTTTCATTCCGTCATACCGTCTCATGCTTTTCTCAAATAGTTGATATCTCTCGAAGAATTGCTCTTTCGAATTGGACATGGCATAGGGTGATAAGAATTCCAGTAGGCATGGCGTTCCATACTGTTTGAAGCTTTGGTGAAGATTTTTGATGAGGTTGTCTAATACATCCTTATCTTTCCAAACATCATCACTTGATTTTTCATATGTTATTGAAAGCACATAATCTTGACCAGGAGCCTCTTTCAACAGGCCATTTTTTGTTTCAATATATCTGATGTTTGAATGTATGTCTGACGGATAGCTTAACCCTTGAACAAGCACCGGTCGCAGTATTCTTTTCTTCTTGGCATATTTTACTCTCTCATTCTCGATAGATAATTTCACATATTCTGGCCAATAATCCTGATCATGCACCTCGTCAAACAGCCAATAATACATGATCAGCATTTCCAGCTCGCCTTTATGGCCGGCTATGAATTCACGATGTATGTTTCTATCGTATATGTCATTGATATTGAAAGGATTGTCCTGGTACCTATAATCATATTTGTTGATCCGGTAAAAGGTTTCTGATTCCCTATCGTATTCTGTATCTATGTATCTTTTGTGGTATTCATAAGAAATCGTACTTGCGTAGTCCAACAAATTCACTTTGTGTTTTCTATAGACCCCAACGACCCAATCTGAAACCGCATTGTCGATTTCTTTCATGTCGGACAGTCTGGGAGGCGCTGTTTGAGACTGCCGGTATTCTTTGGACATTGTTGCTAGGTTATTTAATAGGTCTTCGGTACCGTTAATCCCCAACTTCTTTTTACAGACATGCTCCGCAACCTTTCTGTCATCCTCCGGCAAATAAAACAGGTCTATATCTTCAATATCCTTATAGGCATTTTCCAAAAGCTTGTCTAGGCGTTTTTTTGTTGACCAGAAATAATCAATGATATATTCATGGGTGGTTGGGAAGCTCTCGATGATTCCTTCTTTAAACCTATCAATCACCTGTTGCGTTTTTACTTGCTCGTAGCTGTAATCTTCCAGGTTTAAATACTGGTTGAAGTATTCCATCACATATTTGATGACTGATCCCATATTTTCCGAATGCTTCTGAAAATCAAACTCATCCAATTTATCCTTTTTCTTTCTTGAAGCAATATACTCTTCAATGGTCAACACAATAATTGCCCCCCTCATAGTTAACTTATGTGGTCATCTATTTTCACAAGCAATTATTCTCTATAATTGCTCTCTTAAATCTAATGGCAGCTCGAAATTAAAGGTTGATTCCTCTTTAATTACTTCAGTTGCCTTATCACATAGGTAGATCAGTTTGCTATCTATTCCAAGAAATTCTTTGGCAAGGTAAAAGAATATCATTTGGGGATTTCTTAATCTATCTTTCCCTTTTTTAGCTTCGGCAAAGAAAAAAGTCTCCAAGTTAAATACAAACAAATCGGGATTTTCAACTTTTATACCCTTATTTCTAATTGTTTGCAGCGTTTCCTTAAAAGCCTGTAATTGTATCGGAGTTATCATTGTTTCAATCATTCTATTGAAACTCCGATATTTAGACTTGTTGGAGATTAAATCAAAACCATTAGCGAATACACAATACCCATTATCCCTGAAAAATCTTTCGGCCATCCATTCTCCAAAACCGTATCCATTTCTTACACCAGGACCCTTGCAACCCATCAAATATTGAGGAACTATTTTGGGATCTCTTTGCTTCCATTGGTAAAGCAATTCTTTATCATAAGGGATTGTAATTTTTTCAATAGTGATGGATAACATGAAATCCTCCTTTAACTCAGATTTTCAATTTTACTTCCCTCTGTATTTATCCTCTTCCTTGACAATTATTAGATGGGACAAATTATGTTCTTCTGCCCACTTGATAGTTTCTTGCCATCTGGCTGCTTTCTGAAGATAGCCTGTATCCCACCAAGCACCTAAAACTAATGGTGTGGGAGGGCCTCCGGCTTCTCTTATGGCTTGAACACTTTTCGGGAGTTTTTTACTTGTGCTTTCCTCATATCCTTCAATCAAATCATTAAATATGTCGTTCCAGGCATTAGGCATAGGACAAAAATAATCATCTTTCACAATAGACTCCTTTTAGTTAATTCTCTCAAAAATCATAGTTGCTTGGATTTTATCTCCGCTTAAAAATCCTTTAGATCCAGAAGATACTGTAGTGATAGTATGTAGTCTGTATCCCTTGGCAGCTTGTTCGTTAATTGTAGCCTGAAGGTTTGAAAGACTTGAAACTCCAGATCCTGTTCCTATAAACTTTTCTGTGAGTACTACCTGCATCACTAAATACATGTCTTCATTATTGCCCTTTGCCTGTAATTTTCCTGAATCAAAACCAAATCCTGCCATTAATAATTCCCCCATTTCTTTATGCTTAGATTTATTTTAAACCTTTAATATTATAATCCGTATTTTCTTGTTTCTTCATCGCTTTTGATTAGCGTAGAATAATAATGGAATTTCTTACTATTTATAACAAGGTTCTTGCAAAAAGGTGCGCTTTATTTTCCTCTTTCTTAATCTTAATTTAATGCCTTTATATAAATACACGAAACATGTGATTGATATTTTATATCGATTTCAGATAACATCAATTTCGACTGACAAATGAAATCATTTTGACTAACAAGACAATTAGAATTAGTATGGGAAGTATCTTCGTAAAAATTCAAAATTAATAGAGTCGTTTTTATGCGTTCTTCATTTAAGAAATTTGTGAAAGCTACCCTATTGGCAAACTGGTAATACGGTGAGTTGATTAGGTTAACATTGCCAGTGTAATCCTGCAGGGCTTTTTCTATTAAGTTTATACTATTTATCGATTTTGCCCTCGAACCATTTCCTAATGCCTCTTTGGGATATGATTTGGCTTCCACAAGCAATAAAGTATTATCATCAGCAACCGCAATTCCATCCCAACGTGGCCCACCTCTCATTGGCCAAAATTTTTCCCAATCAATCTTGAAAAACCTGTTGTCAATAAAGCTACGAAAAGTCAAATCGAACAGTTCCGCATAATCATCCTTCTTAAGAGGAGATATCCATTGAATGTTCTTCAAACCTGTCTTCTCTGTTATAGCAATATTTAAACAACCAGCATGTGAATTAACGTATTCTTGCAATTGATGCTTACTGCCTTTTTCTTCTCTTCCACTAATCATCATTATCATCTCCAATCTTATTAATTTAGGCAATCCTTATTCTATTTTATCAATTCAATTAATCTTCTATAATTTCATAACTTCTACTTAGGTATACATGACCTATTTCATAAATTTCTTTCGACTTTGTCCTGTAATCATATTCAAAATACTTTTTCCATAACTCATCAGTAACTGGACGTCGCTCAGCCATAATAATAACTTCGCCATTTTCGTTTTTAATTATCGTTTCGCCATTTTGAATCATTTGCTGATATTTTTCAGACATCAAATATATTTCAGGTTGCCATGTAGTCCACTCTTCATTACCAACTAACGGTTCATAACCCAGCAGTCTATTAATAAAAGGTGCATAATACCTAACAGTTAAGCCATCGACAAAAGATTTGGCAGCATCTCCAATATAAAATTCTGTTGTAATCCATTCTCCAAATTTAACATTAGATTCTCTTTGTACATCAGGCATTATAAGTTCTTTACCATCAATGTATTCTAATGCATTAACAAGTAATAATGCAACTCTATCACGTGTTGCTTCTTTTTTAGGTTCGATCGTATTATTACTATTTGGTTCTAATATATTTGTTTGAATTAAGCTATATATTGCATTTTTAGCATAATCAGATATTTGTGCATCATCCACTAAATTTATATTAGTTGGTGATTCGATATTGCCTTTTTTATTATCAACAACACGATCAATCATTGTTGCTACATCTTGTAATGTTATATTAGAAGCAGGACCATACATATTATTTCCAATTCCGTATATTAAACCGTTTTCAACTGCAGTTTGAATATATTGGTTAGCCCAAACATAATTATCAACATCTTTGAAAAGTATCTTTTTTTGTGATAATGGTAGATTAAGTGCTTTAACTAACATTACTGCAAACTCTGCTCTTGTTATCTTTCCATTAGGTTTAAAAGTACCATCTGGATATCCTGTAATGACTTTTCTAATTGCCAATTTGTATATCTCATCAAATGAACAGTTGCCTCTTTCGGTATCACTTAATTGGAATACTAATGGTGTTCTATATACTATTTCACCATTTATCATGCCTAAACTACCAGCGGATGAAACACCTGTATATGCCATAGTATGCAGATCAATCATCGGAATAGATGCCGCCAACAATACAGCAATTGAAATAGACAGTCCTTGTCTCCTAAGATATTTCTTGATTTTTCCAAAATGATCAATCTCTTTTTTAGGTTTCATTAAAATTTCCTCCTTCGTTTCTTGCAATTGGTAATAACAGGCACTAATTCGTCTTTCTCATCATATTGATTAAGTAAATATAGCATGTGCATAGAGTAGTAAATGGTACAGTTCAACATCTAAAAATTACTCCTGTTACCCCTCCTATAACTTACATATTCGCCTATGACACTTAGTCCACACCGAAACCTGATAATTGAAAATCTTACCTTTACAACAAAAAACCCATCTTAAAAAAGAAGGGCTTTTAAATTTTGTTGCCTTTTATCCGACTGTGTATATCCCCAATTCATTCAACCCCTTGAACTTATGTTTATTATAATTTATTATGATATCCGATACAAGAAAAACATTCATTTTTAGCACCCCTTTTACTTATCACCTATACCCTTATGATTATTTTAACTTCTTATACTCCTCTTCACTGCCATGATTTCTAATTCCCAGAAACTTTTGTGTTTGCACACTCTATCCGTCTTTCTTTTTCTACTGTTGCTAAATAAAAAAGGACCGTAGATTCAGCATCAAAGCATCCTCTACGGCATTAACGTTTTTATATATTTACTTTTGTCCCTGAAAGAAACAACACTTCTATTACCCCATCCTCTCCTACTGTGATGTGATCAAGGGTCCGCCTGACTATATCGGCTTCAATCTGATTGATCTTCCCAATCTCCAGTAGCTGCCTTAACTCCTTAACTCTGTAAAGTTTCAAAGTATCTTCACTTTCAATAATTACCCCTGGATGATCCACCAATAAGTTCCATGCATTAACAAAAGCTTGATGCGCTTCTTCAACGAACAGTCTGGTTCCATTGCGGCAGTTATCCGGCTTGACCTCTCTTCTGTAGCCTGTCCTGTGTTGCTTGCAGGTATAATATCTTCTGCCTTTATCAAATGTGCTGTTTGACAGCTTTACCTTGAAGGTATGACTGCACTTATGGCAGATAATCCTTCCTGTTAACGGCAACGGTTCCACTTTTTCATTGGGACAATGATACATCGTCATGTGATGGTCCTGGCAGAATTCCCGTTGCCTGGCCATCTCAAGATTGGCTATCTCCCAAGTCTCTTTACTGACAATGGCTGGATGGGAGTTTTCCACGTAGTATTGGGGCAGCTGTCCGGTGTTTTTTATCTGCTTTTTGGTTAATGGGTCAACGGTGACAGACAGTTGAAATCTGATATCGCCCTTGTATTTTTCGTTCTCAAGCATGCCAATAATCTGCCTGCATGACCACTTCCCATCTGTCGTGCTGCCATTTAAACGCCTAGCTATTTCCTTTGTCCCATAGCCCTGGATAAACGCATCAAATAGCCTGCGCACCATCGCGGCTTCATTCTCAATGACGATGACCTCACCTTTTTTGTTCTTGTCGTAGCCGGTTAGGTTCTTCCAAGGGATGCTTCCGATATCGCCCTTCTCGAACTTTCTGCGTTTGCCCCATGCCACGTTCTCTCCCTGCACGATGCTTTCCTGTTGTGCGATTGCTGATAGCAAAGTAATCAATAGTTCTCCGCTACCATCCAAGGTGTGGATATTTTCCTTCTCGAAATGGATGTCTATATCCAATTCTCTAAGTCCTCTGATGGCTTTAAGGGTGTCTACTGTATTTCTGCCAAACCTGGAAATGCTTTTAGTGATAATCCTGTCTATCTTGCCTTCTTTTGCGTCTTCTATCATACGATTGAAGGCGTCCCGATTCTTGGTGCTGGTTCCTGAAATGCCTTGATCAGCGTATATGCCTGCTAAACTGAAGGATTCATTGCCTTTGATATAGGTCTCATAGTGTCTGATCTGGGCATTATAGCTTTCCATCTGTTCTTCACTGCTTGTAGATACTCTGCAGTATGCCGCTACTCTAATCTTCTTTTCCGGTCTTTTTGCTTCTGTATTGGTCA